TGCCATAACTAAATGCCATAGCATCCACGTCAATACCGCAACCGACATTCATTCCGAATATCAAATCGTTACGAGATGCCATGTAATTTACACCACCAAAGGAATGGCAGTGACCTATGACCGTAGATTGTCTGTTGGCTATTGCTCTATTCTTGTGAGCCATTGCTCCACTACTTCCTGTTCCGTGTTCATATAAAACATTATCAATTTCCCATTGCAGTTCCCATTTCCAACCTTTAGGTGCGTTCCATATTTCTTCGTATGACTTTAGGAATCTCTTAGGAATACCGGCTGTTGTAGCCTGTCTAAATGGTAGTGCAGAGTGATTACCTACGCATACCTTAACATTAGGAAAGGTAGCATACCACTTCTCCATTGCTCTTTGAGCAGTTTCAGCTTCGCTTTCAGCGTTTGGCATTTCCGCCATTTTTTCGTGATATGATAGAGCAGAGTTGTCTACCTCATCGCCAATGTGTACGATTTGTGATACACCAAATCTATCGAATACTTCGTAACAAAAATCTCTGTAATTAGGGTGGCAGAATGGTTCGTGAGTATCGCCAATGATTCCTACACCACCTCCGTTTCTGTGTTGTTGGATAAGTTCAAATTCTTTTTGACTTAGTCTAGGTCTGTATTGTTTCATTTCGACTATGTTTTTGCAAGTATAGTAAAAAATATACAAAAAAACAAATGGAGTGCCGAGAAGCACCCCACTTGCAAACTAAAACAAAACTTTAATCCATCATACAGACGTATGCACAAATATAGTAAAAAAAAAGTAATTTTAAAGTTTTTTCTTAACTTTTTCGTATGATCTTCCTCCAAAGTATGCACCAAATGCGGTGATGGCTAAAAGTTGCCAAAGGTCAATCCAAGAGTCTTTTATATCAAGGTCAACATAACCAAAGTCAACGAGAGTGAATACAGTAAGGACAACAAGCATAAAACCCAAACTAAGAGGTCTGATGGATTTAGTAAGCCAATTACCCTGCATATCTGCTTCCCATCGTTTTGTAACTTCTTTTTGTATGTTGTAATCATAGTCTAATATTTTTTTCTTTATCTCTGATTTTATAAGTTCTTTTTCTTCTGCTGAAGTATGTATCTTATCAATAGCACTTCCAACGCTATCTACCAAGTCTTTTGCTCCACTACTAAAAATTTTACCTAAAATACTCATATCTTTATCTTTATTTATAGCTTTATCTTTATTATATAGGGTATAAAGTACCCTTTATGAACCCTTTAGCAAGGGTTAAATCTCCATTAAATAATTAATGTGTTTATATTCAATAATTACTCTATGACCTAAATCAAGTTCATCGGCAATCATTTTGTAAAGTCTTTTGTATGCTTGTGTAGATTTTCCTATAAATCCATCAGAAACTAAGTTGTTGTTTTCTTGCGAATCACCAACGAGTAAGCAACCGCTAGTGTGTTCATCAGTATTACCGCAATGTATAAGAATATGCTCAAAGTTAGGAACATTAGTGATATGCAACATACCACGATGTAAATCGCCAAATCTTTCAGAATATCTTTGATGAAATCCACCCTCTTTTCTATACTTGATTTCGTAAACTCCATAAGGTATCATTGTTTCGCCTTTTATCTTTTCTTTTCTATACTCATCTTCTAGTGTATAACAAAGAAAGTCATAACCCGTAATCCCCTCATAAAACAACATACCATTAGTGCTATCTGAAGAAAGATTATATCTCAAGCATAGCAGTTTCATTAGCAATCACAATTTTCGCAATCATCCTCTTGGCAAGACTCCATATCTTCTATTAAAACATCAAGACCTATATGTTTAGCAGTTTCAGCAGTTTCAGCAGTTTCAGCAGTTTCAACAAGTTTTTTACAATTTACAAGTTTTTCAGTTCCTACACATTTATCTATGCTCTCACAATTACAATACATTATTTTTTTTGTTTTATAAATTCTAAAATTATATCTATTTTCTTTTTCATTTCCTCAATGTTATCTGCTGCTCTTTCATGATGACGTGAAAATTGATTTTTTACCTCATAAAGAGAAAAAACAAGAAAACGATAAAGTGCATACAAAGCTCCTAAAAGTAAAACTAACGGTAACCCATAACCTTCTATCAATTTTAGTATCTGTTCCATTATCTTCTATTTTTACAAGTATTTATTTTTGCTATGTCTTTTTCTAATTCGTGTATTTTATCTTCACACTCATTTATTATCTTAATCTTTTTTTCTAGTCTTTGCTCTAAAACGTGTATATCTTCATCTAGTTGACCTATTTGACTATATGCTATCCCCATAGTAAAGATTATACCTATAATCCATATTATGTTACCTATGCTTACTGTAAAGTCTTTTTGTATCATTTAAACATTTTTACTAAAGAAAAATGCTACCAATGAACCAATTACAATAGTCCACAATCCCCACAGTGCTTTTTGCATAACAACTCTAGCAGAAGTATTTTTGTTTACACGAGAAACGACACCTTTATCAGGGTCAAGAAGATTTTTAGTTAGCATATCTAACTTATCGTCCATCTTATCTAATTTATCCTCCATAGAGTCCATCCTTTGTTTCATAAGTGCTATTTCTTGTGCTGCTGATACTCGTGCCATTTTTATATTCCGTTTCTATTGCTTATATTATTTTCTGCATTAGTTAAGTCTGTTGCATTAATCTCTCTATTCCAAATAGCAATTTCATTTATTTCACCGTTAAATTCTGTGGTTGTAATATCTCCACTGCCAATTTGCGTTATATCAAAAAGGTCTGTTACATCTGTTACAACAGCACCTACTTCTGATTTATTTATTCTTACTCTAAATCTTCCACCTGCTTCTCTAACACAAGTAAGTAAAAATTGTGATGTAGGAAATGTTGTTGCCATAGGGTTTATATCAGACTGAACACCATTAGCCTTTAACGCTATTCTGTTGTTAGCTCCACCTCTATACATTTTAATTTGGTCATTACCACCTTTTCCCAAAGGAGCTTCATTAGTTAAAGTTTGTGTTTCATCAGGATTTATTGCCATAATTATTGTAAAAGCACCCAAGTTTATTTGAGAACCTAAAGTCAATGTATTGTGACCCTCAAAATCAACTGTCAAACCACCACTATATCTAGGTTTTTTTGCATTATCTGATTGAGCTGCATCATTATTGTTGCCACTAATATCCTCCCATTTTGATATTACACCTGTATCGTGGGTTATAAAAGACTGCCTTCTAAACCAAAGCTGAAGTCCTGTAATATCTGTGCATTGAAAGACACCCGAAGGTTTTGATTCTAATTTTAAAGCATAATTAAATCCTAACATATTACTCTGTATATACTACTTCTATAGTAGAGTTAAACCTTGCTGTTGTAGATTCTGCTGCACCTGCTGATATAGTAACAATAATAATATCTCCTGCTGAAAATGTTTGAGTGCTGCCTAAACCACTTGCCGAAAAAACATCAGTAGTTGTGTTACCACCACCAACTTCACTAGCTGTACTACCTAGTTGAGTAAGGTCAATAGCTGCTGAACTTTCATCAACGGGAGTCCCCTTATAAATTTTAAAGTTTACAGTTTTACCGCTTGTTGCAGCTACAACACCACCAAAGGCATTGATATATCCATCTCTAAGACAATATAGCTGTGCTTGTGCAACAGCATCTTGTGCATCAGCAGTAGCATCAGTTACTACTGTATCCCAAACGTGAGTAGAGTTACCTGAAAATGTAGGTGCATATTCACTTGTATTGCTTTTGCTAAAGAAACCATTAACTCTAACAAAGTGTGTCCTTCTAAGATTATCATCTGCCCAAGTCAAAGCGTTACTACCATTCTTAGTAAGAACAGTATTAGCAGATGCTGTGCTAAAGTCTTTTGGAACGTGAAGCTGTGCGTTTTCTAAAGAACTGTGTTCGTTACTAGCCATATTATCTTGTATATCCTATGCAAATACCGCTTGTTAATGTAATTGCTGTTACTTTACCCAAGAACAATGTAGTTCCCGCAGGTAAAGTAGTTTGTAAAGCAGTTTCACCACTACATTCAGAAGCAGTTATACTAGCTACAACACTCTCCACAGGGAAGTGTAAGCAGTAAAAACTTTTTCCTGATTGTGCAGCAGTAGTAAACACCTCAACATCACCTGCTGTGTGTCCTACCATTCTCATCAACGACTCATTATCATCTAAAAATCCTGTTGCCATTATTTATTTCTTTTAATTATTTTTATTTTTGTTATCAATTCTTCTTTAAGAATATTTAAGAAATTTGTTATTTCTTCTTCATTTACATTGTATCCACCACCACCGTGTTCTTTGCCGCACATCCAAGAGCCATCAGGCATTTGATGCTCATATCCATCAGGACAGTTAGGGTTTTTTCTTGCGTTTTCAGTATCTTTCATCTCCTCTTTTACAGGGTGATTCTTTGGAAGTAAATCTGTGTCGTGAATACCACCCTGAAACCTTCCCTTACGCATAACAAACATAAAAGAATTTACACGAGCATATGCCCATTGCTCCTCAGATTTTACATTCGGTCTAACCGACTCTCGATTTGTACGATAAGCACCG